AGACACGCGCATGATGGCGCGGGAGAGGTTCTCCGCCGCGGAGATCGCGGCGATGGGGCTGCCGGAGACGCCGGCCACCGCGCGCGGCGTGCAGATCGCACTGGCGCGCTTTCCCGCCGATCCGACGATGGAAAACCTCCGCTGGCGCGCGCGGACCGGCCGCGGCGGAGGGGTGGAATACCACTACACGGCGCTGCCGGCGGCGGCGCAGGCGCAGATCGTCGCCCGCTTCAACGAGACCGGCGCGGCGGCCGAGAAAGCCCGCGCCTCCGGGCCGGCCCGCGAGGATATCTGGGCGTGGTTTGAAGCGCTGCCGGCGAAAAAACGCGACGAAGCGGCGCGCAAGCTGGAAGCGCTGGACGCGGCGCGGGCGCTGACATCCGCGCGGATCGGCCGGGTGCAGGCGATGAAACTGGTCGCCGAGCGGACCGGCATCGCGCTGTCCAGCCTGTATCAGTGGGAAAAGGCGGTGGCGTGCGTCCCGCGCCACGACTGGCTGCCGTATCTGGCGCCGCGCCACGCCGGCCGCGCCGGGCACGAGATCGAGTGCCCGGCGGACGCCTGGGACGTGCTCAAGGCCGACTATCTGCGGCCTGAGAAACCCACCTTCGCCAGTTGCCACGGGCGCCTGGTGCGGATTGCCGCCGCGAAGGGCTGGACGCTGCCCGCTGCGCGCACGCTGGCGCGGCGGATCGAGGCGCTCCCGCGCGAGCTGGTGGTGCTCACACGCGACGGGATCGAGGCGCTGAAGCGCATGTATCCCGCGCAGGAGCGCGATCGCGGCATCTTCCACGCGCTGGAGGCGGTGAACGCCGACGGGCACAAGTGGGACGTGTTCGTGCGCTGGCCGGACGGCGAGATCGGCCGGCCGATGATGACGGCGTTCCAGGACCTGTATTCCGGGCTGATCCTGTCCTGGCGGGTCGATCGCTCGGCCAACAAGCACGCGGTGCGGCTGGCGTTCGGGGATCTGGTCGAGAAATACGGCATCCCGGACCATTGCTGGCTGGATAACGGCCGCGACTTCGCCAGCAAGTGGCTGACCGGCGGCACGCCGAACCGGTATCGGTTCAAGGTGAAAGACGACGAGCCGGTCGGGATCATGACCACGCTCGGCGTGGCGATCCATTGGACGACGCCGTACCACGGGCAATCCAAGCCGATCGAGCGGGCGTTCCGCGACTTCGCGGGCGGCGCGGCCAAGCATCCCAGGTTCGCCGGGGCCTATGTCGGCAACTCGCCGATGGCGAAGCCGGAGAATTACGGCAACGCGGCGGTGCCGATCGAGGTGTTCCTGGCGACGATCGGCGAGGAGATCGCCGCGCATAACGCCCGCATCGGGCGCCGCACCAAGGTGTGCGACGGTCGGCTGTCGTTCCAGGCGGCGTTCGACGCCAGCTACGCCACCGCGCCGATCCGCAAGGCGACGCCTGAGCAGCGGCGGTTGTGGCTGATGGCGGCCGAGGCGGTTTCGACCGATCGGCGCGACGGTTCGGTGCGCCTGGAAGGGAACCGCTACTGGGCGGAGTTCCTGGTGCAGCGGCGGGGGCAGAAGGTCACCGTCCGGTTCGATCCGGCCACGCTGCACGAACCGCTGCACGTGTATCGCGTGGACGGCGCGTACCTGGGCGCGGCGGCGTGCGTGGAAGCCGCCGGGTTCGCGGACAGCGACGCGGCGCGGGAGCACGCGCGCAAGCTGGGCGCCTTCACGAAGGCGACCAAGGAACTGGCGAAGGCGGAACGGCGGCTGTCGATCCAGGACGTGGCGGCGCTGCTGCCCGCGTCCGCGGAACCGACGCCTCCGCCGGAGACCAAGGTGGTGCGGCTGGTGGCGGGGAATACCGCGCTGCGGCCGGTCGCGGTGGCGGACGAAGACGAACAGCCGCGCGACGAACAGCTGTTCCTCCGTGCCGTTCGCATGCAGGGCGCCGCGCGCGGCCTGCTGCGGGTGGTGGAGGAAGAGGACGGGGGAGCCGGGTAGCCGCCCGTCTCCCCCGAGGCACGTCAACGCAAACAGAGGGTTCATAGCATGGTCGATCTCGGGGGCGCAGCCCCTTCCCTTTTGACCGCGGAGCAGCAGGACGCTGTGCGGGACGCGGTGCGCCAGGTGATGGCGGCCGAGGCGATGACGATGACGGCGGTCGCGAAGGCTGCCGGCATCCCGTACGGCACGTTCAGCGCGTGGCTGGGCGGCACGTATCAGGGCCGCGGCGAGCGGGTGGCGGACGAGGCCGGCCGCTGGCTGGAGGCGCGGAAGGTGGAGCAGCGCACCCGCGCGCTGGCGCCGACCGCGCCGGAGTTCCTGATGACGCCGAGCGCCGAGGCGTTCTTCGGCGTGTTCGCGCACGCGCAGCACATGATCGACCTGGTCATCATTTCCGGCGGCGCGGGCGTCGGGAAGACCTCGGCGGCCGAAGCATATCGGGCGCGCACGCCGAACACATGGGTGCTGACCGCCGAGCCGTGCTTCTCCACCCCGCGGATGCTGCTGGACGATCTGGCGGAGACGCTCGGGATCTCCGAGCGGTATTCGGCGCAGAAGGTTTCCCGCGCGATCGTGCGGCGGCTGCGCGATTGCGGCGGCCTGCTGATCATCGACGAGGCGCAGCATTTGGGCACGCTGGCGCTGGACCAGCTGCGCACGATCCATGACCTGGCGCATGTCGGCGTGGCGCTGGTGGGCAACGAGAGCGTGTACGCGCGGCTGGAAGGGGCGGCGCGGACGCCAGCGTTCGCGCAGCTTTACTCGCGGGTGGGGATGCGGCTGCCGCGCGCCAAGCCGGTGAAGCGCGACATCGATGCGCTGCTGGACGCCTGGAAGGTGGAGGGCGAGCGCGAGCGGCGGTTGTTGCACGCGATCGCGCGGAAGCCGGGAGCGCTGCGCGGCATGACCAAGACGCTGCGGATGGCACACATGCTGGCCGGCGCCGAGGGCGCCGCGATGAGCGAACAGTATGTGCTGATGGCCTGGCAGCGGCTGAGCAACAGCGATCTGACGGAGACGGCGTGATGGAGCCCTTTCCGTTGGCGCCGAAGGCGCAGCAGCTGCAGCGCACGCTGACGATCGGCGACGCCGTGAGCGCGGAAGTCCTGCGCGCGGCGTCTCTCTGGCCCGCGTTCAACAGCGCGCATGAAGGGTTTGCGGTACTCCTGGAGGAGGTCGAGGAACTGAAGGCGCACGTCTTTACGAACCAGAAGCGCCGCGACCTGGAGGCGATGCGAGCGGAGGCGATCCAGGTCGCCGCGATGGCGCAGCGCTTCGTCCTGGACGTGTGCGACGGCCAGCGAGGGAGGAAGTGATGGGCCCCGACATCATCCTGGAAGGCACGAACGATCGCGGCGAGCAGGTGTTCGCCGTGTGGACGGAGACGACCGCCCCGAAGGCGTTCCTCGCGCATTTCGAGGTTCCTGCTTGCTGTTCGGTGCTGTCCGTCGGGGAGGCGGGTGCCGTCGAGGTTTCCCGCCGCGACGGCGCACAGGGCTTCGTGTGCCGGTTCATGCGGGACAAGGTCGCGCTGGCCTCCCAGGTGTTCCAGCACGACAGCGACGTGGTGCGGTTCCTGGAGCGGTGGTTGCCGCGGACCACGAAGGCGGACGCGGAGGCTCCACGATGATCCGGGCACTGATCGGGCGCGCGGTGCTGCATTGCATCGACCGCGCGGCGCTTCGGGCGACGGCGAAAGCGCCGGAGGTGCGGCAGGTGTCGCGGGCCGGCATGACCGAGGCGCAGATCACGGACTGGGCGCGCGGCAAGCGGATCGACTGGTCGCAGACCGGGACCCCCCGCATTCCGCATCGGGGGCGCGTGTCGTGACGGTGCAGATCAGCACGATCCAGCGGCTGGTGGCGGCCGAGTGGAACGTGAGCGAACTCACGCTGCTGTCGCGGCGGCGGGACCGGCGGGCGGTCGATGCGCGCCAGGTCGCGATGTGGTTCGCGCGGACCATGACGGGCCGCAGCTTCGAGGCGATCGGGCGGCGGTTCGCGGATCGCGACCACTCCACGGTTATGCACGCAGTCCGGCGGGTGACCGAGCGGCTGGCGGCCGGCGACGAGCTGGTGGGGCCGGTGATGCGGCTCAGCATCGCGTTCATCGATATCGACATGAAGGGGGCCTGAGAGATGGCGAAGAACAGCCCGAAGACGAAGGCGCCCGCGCAGACCGCGCTGGTGCCGCAGACGCGCGAGGAAGTGGCCGAGGCGATCGCGCGCATCGGCCAGCACACCCGCGACCGGGCGCGGATCGAGGCGGCGATGAACGACGAAATCGCCGAGATCAAGCGCCGGTTCGAACAGGACGCGCAGCCGCATGGCGACGCGATCCGCGGGTTGCTCGCCGGCGTGCAGACCTGGTGCGAAGCGCACCGCACCGAACTGACCGAGGGCGGGAAGGTGAAGACCGCGGCGTTCACCTCCGGCGAGGTGCGCTGGCGGAACACGCCGCCGTCCGTGACGGTGCGCGCGGTCGAGACGGTGCTGAAGGCGCTGCGCGCGGCGGGGCTCGAGCGGTTCGTGCGGGTGAAGGAGGAGGTGAACAAGGAGGCGATCCTGGCCGAGCCGACGGCGGTGAAGGGGATCGCGGGGATCTCCATCAAGTCGGTGGAGGAATTCGTGGTGGTACCGTTCGAGGCCGAGCTGGCCGAGGCGGCGTCGTGACCGCCGTCGTGCATGTGCTCGGGCTGCTCGGTCTGATCGCAGATCGGCTGCTTCGGGCGGCAGCCTACACCTGGACAGCCACGACGCTGATCGAGTGGGCAATCAAGCGCACCCTGAGGCGACGCCCATGACCGAACCACGGAACGCGCGCGAGATGGCGGCGGCCGCAAACCGGGCGCGGATGATCGCAAAGGTGCACGTGGCGCGGAAGCAGCTCGCGATGGAGGAGGGGTCCTATCGCGCGCTGCTAATGCGGATCGCGGGTGTGGACAGCGCGCGGGCGTGCAGCGCCTACGCGCTGGGCGATGTGCTGGCGGAGTTCGAGCGGCTGGGGTTCTCCCCCAGCCGCGCGGCGCGGCGCGACCGCCGGCCGCACGTGCGGAAGATCTACGCGATCTGGGGAGACCTGAAGCCGTTGCTGGACGCGGCGGACGACGAGGCGCTGCGCGGGTTCGTGCGGCGCCAGACCCGGAGCGCGAAGAACCCGAACGGTGTGGGCGCGCCGGAATGGCTGGACGGCCACGAGGCCACGAAAGTGATCGAGGGGCTGAAGGGCTGGCTGGCGCGGGTGCGGGCCGAACGCGCCCGCGTTGCGGCGTAGGGAGGGGAAGATGCGCGAGATCAGGTCGGCCCCGCTCGACGACAGCGACCTTGCCATGCTGCGGGCCGCGCCGTTCACGCTGACGACACAGCGCGGGAAGAACCTGGCGCAGGCCGAGGCCGCGCGGTTCCGGCGGGCGCATAAGCTGCGCTGCGCCGGGCTGCTCGCCGGCGATCTGCGGCGCGATGGGCCGTGGACGCATCTGGATTTCCGCCGCACCGAGGCCGGTGGGCTGGCGCTGCGGGGGACGACATGAGCGGGCGTCGTGTGGCCAAGCCCCTCTGGAAGCCCGCCATCGATCCCTACCTGGAGTTCCGAGAGGCCGAGCCGACCCTGAAGGTGCTGGAGGCGCTGGGCTACCAGATCTCCCGCGTCTCCCGGCTTCGCATGCTGGCGAACGGCCGGTGCGTGCGGCGGATCTGCTATACGAAACGAACCGACGGCGCGCGCCTGGTGGTGCGGTTTGCGGTCACCATGCTGCCGACCGAGGCGCCATGATCGAGCCGCGCCCGCCCGCCGAGCTGGACTGGCTGACGGAGATCGTCGGCGCGGAGGGCGTGCTCGCGCTGATCGAAGCGGCGGGCGGTACGGAGATCTACGTGCCCGCGACGCTGCGCGCCGATCATCCGCTGGTGGCGATGCTCGGCGCGGAGGCGGCGGCGGCGCTGGCGAAGGAGCGGGGCGGCGCGGTGATGCGGGTGCCTCTAGCCAAGACATGGCGCGCATGGGTATATCGCGCCCGAGGGATGACCCACGCGGCAATTGCCCGCAAGCTGGGGTGCCAGGATACCACCGTGTTCGCGATGATGCGCGCCCGGCCGGAGACACGGCAGACCTCCCTTCCGTTGCCCGTTCCCCGCAGGACCGACCCTATCAGGCGATAGGGTGTCTGGGGCCTTGTGCGCCCCCTAGCGTGCGCCCGTCGGTTTGTTCCGGAACGGGTCGCGATGTCGGTTTCTCCCACCTCATTCGAGCGCGCTTTCCGCGTCGTTGTCGGCGAGGAAGGGGTTCTGTCGCTGAACCCGCTCGATCCCGGCAACTGGACCGGCGGCTGGCAGAACAAGGGCCGGCTGCGCGGCACGAAATACGGGATCAGCGCGCGGGCGTTCCCGACGCTGGACATCCGCAACCTGACGCTGGCGCAGGCGCGGGCGATCTACCGGGTGAAATACTGGGACCGGATCGCCGGCGACGCGCTGCCGCGCTCGGCCGCGCTGCTGGTGTTCGATGCGGCGGTGAACCAGGGCGTCGGGATCGCGGCGCGCTGCCTGCAATACGCGGCCGGCGTGGGCGCGGATGGCGTCGTCGGGCCGGAGACGATCGCCGCAGTGCGGGTGACGCCGCTCGGGCCGTTGCTGGTGGAGATCGCGGCGCGGCGGGCGGTTGCCTACGCGCAGGACGAAGACGCGCCGACGTTCCTGCTGGGGTGGTTCCGCCGCCTGGAGCGGGTCGCGGCGCTGGCAATCCTTGATGGAGGGGTAAATGGTTGATCTGAACCCGGTGGCGCACGCGCTGCTGGCGCTGGCCGCGGCTGCGTTCACGGCGGCGATGCCGTTCCTGGTGCCTGGGCTGCGGCGATTGGTCGGGGTGAACATCAACGCGGCGCAGGCCGCGGTGATCGATGCCGCCGTGAAGCGCGGCGCGGGGACCGCGTATCACCTGCTGCTGGCGAACAACGCGACGATCGCCGACGTGCCGCTGCGCAACGCGGCGCTCGCGACGGGCGTGGAATACGTGCTGCGGATGGTGCCCGCCACGCTGAAAGCGTTCGGGCTGACGCCCGATCATGTCGAGGCGATGGTCTCGGCAGAACTCGCGCGGCTGGTGCCGGGCGCGGGCGTGGCGGCGGTCGGCGTGGGAGTGGCTTCGCCCGTGACGCCGCCGGCGCCGCGGCCCGTGGACGCAACGCCCGATCAGTCCGGCGCCGCGATCGCGCGCGTGCTGGGGATGTTCGTGCTGCTGGCGGCGGTGGGCGGCGCGGTATCGGCCTGCACGGCGCAGCAGCAGGCGCAGGCGACGGTGGCGATCCAGATCGCCTGCCAGGTCGATGGCAGCGTGCAGCCGATCGCCGCCGGCGTGGTGTCCAGCCTGGGGCCTGCCGCCGCGGCGGCGGCAAGCACGGACAGCCTGCTGGTACATCCGGCGATTGTTTCGGCCTGCAAGAGCCTGGGCGGCACGCCGGTGGTGACGACGCCGGGCGCGACGGGCGCGACCGGCATCGTCGTGGTGCCGGCGGCCACGCCGGTGCTTGCCGCGCCGGCGACCGCGACCGCGCCAGCCGCGCCTGTGGCGCCGGCGAAGTAGCGGCACGCCGATGGACGACGCCGATCAGGCGCAGGCGCTGGAAGAAGAGCACCTGCGCCGCGGGATCGCGGAGGCGCGGGCGATCCCGCAGGTGGCGCTGCGGGCCGGAACCGACTGTCTCGCCTGCGGCATCGAGATCCCGGCCGCACGGCGCGCGGCGGTGCCGGGCTGCTGCCTGTGCGTGACCTGCCAGGAAGGCGCGGAGCGCGCGATGGGGCGGGGCTGATGGATATCGGGCAGATCAGCGGGGCGATCAGCGCGGTGGTGTTCGGCGGCGGCGCGGTGCTCGGCCTGGTGCGGCTGAACATGCGCGGCGCGTTCACCAGCCTGTCGGCGCACAGCAAGCTGGAACAGCGCGTGGACGCGATGGAAGACCGCATGCAGCGCGGCCCGAACCAGCAGGATCTGAACGCGATGTCGATCCGGCTGGCGGACGTCGAAAGAGGCGTGGGTGTGATGGGCGCCACGCTGGGCGGCGTGCGCGACGCGATGACGCGGGTCGAGCACATGACCGATCTGCTGCTGAAATCGTCGCTCCAAGGGGAGAAGCGCGGGACATGAGCCTGGAAAACGTCCTGGCCGAGGACCGGCGCCTGGTCATCCTGCGCGCGCTGAGCGAGAGCGGCTACCGCGCCAACGAAAGCGTGCTGCGCAAGGGGCTGGACGCCTTCGGCCATCGCGTCGGCGCCGATCTCGTGCGCGCCGATCTGGAGTTCCTGCGCGGACACGGGCTGGTGCGGATCGAGGTGCTGCATCCGGCGAGCGGCGATCTGTGGCTGGTGCACCTGACGGACGCCGGGAACGACGTCGCGAGCGGCACCTATCACCCCGGCGTCGCGCGCCGCGGCCCCGCGGGCTGACCGCGATGGCACGGCCATCGACGATCGACCAACTGCCGGAGGAGATCCGCTCCGAGATCGGGCGGCTGCGCATGCAGGGCGTCACGATCGACGGCATCCTGGCGCATTTGCGCCAGTTGCACGGCGCGACGACGGTCAGCCGGTCGGCGCTGGGGCGGCACATCAAGGGGATCGAGAAGCTCGGCGAGCGCATCCGCCGGTCGCGCCAGGTGGCCGAGGTGCTGGTGAAGGAACTCGGCGAGGCGCCGGAAAGCCAGGCGGCGCGGATGAACATCGAGTTGATGCACAACGCGGTGCTGGATCTGTTCATGCGCTCGGCCGACGACGAGGACGTGAACAAGGCCGGCGCGGACGCGCTCGCCGGCGATCCGGCGGGCGTGATGATGCTGGCGAAGGCGCTGGATCATCTGACGCGGGCAAGCCGCAGCAACGTGGATTTCGTGGTGGCGGCGGAGAAGCGCGCGACCGAGCGGGCGAAGACCGCGGCGGCGAAAGCGGTGGACGCGGTCGCGCGGGAGAAGGGGATCAGCGGCGAGACGCTCGACGCGATCAAGGCCGGCATCTTCGGGGTGAAGGCGGGATGAACGCACTCGGCGATGTCGTCGCGGCCTATTCGGGCTCGGACGGCGATGTGACGAAGGCATTGTACGCGCGGCTGGAGCAGGTCGGCACCCTCGGCGTCGTCGCTGTGAACCTGTTCCGCGCGCAGAAGAACAGCGATCGTGCGAAGGTCTATCGGCGTCGTGCCTTCCGCGGGGCAGCCTACGACCGCAAGCAATGGGCGATCGACAACCTGGCCGAGGTGCTCGCCGCGCACGCGGATGTCAACGATATCCGGTGGGGCTGGGGCCGCGACGAAACGCAGGCGTTCCATGATGTGGTGCTCTATGTCGATCTGCCCACCGGACAGGTGAGCTTCCACACCAACCGCCGCGGGGAGGGACCTGACTACCCGGACGAGTGGGACGGGATGCCCGGCAAGTCGGCTGATCGCATCATGCGGTGGTGCGCCAGGCTGCTTAACGGCGGCACGATTGTCGGCTGCGGCGAGGCGGCGGGATGATCGACGATATCGCCCTGGCCGGCCTGTCCGCTGCCGCCTACACAGCGGCGCCGACCTGGTGGCAGGGCGACGTGCACGCCTGCCTGACGGAAACGCCGGGCGCATCGGTGATTGCGTTCCGCGGCACGGTGATGACCGACGCCGAGGCGTGGTTGCAGGACCTGGACGCGGTGCCGGTATGGCGCAACGGGATCGGCTATTGCCACCGCGGGTTCATCGAAGATGCCGAGGCGATCTGGCCGGGCATCAAGCTCGCGGTGCGCAGCCGCCCCTTCATCCTGACGGGGCACTCGCTGGGCGGCGCTCTGGCGGTGTGCACGGCGGCGCTGATGGCGAGAATGGGTGTGCTGCCCGTCCTGGTGGTGACGTTCGGCGCGCCGCGGGTCGGTGAGTTGGAACTGCGCGAGCTGCTGGCCGCGGTGCCGATCCGGCAATACCAGCACGGCAACGACCCGGTGCCGGACATGCCGCCGTTCTTCATGCACGCGCGGGTGCCGCTGCTGCACATCGGCGCGGCGGCGGAAGACCCGATCGATTGCCACGCGATCGGCGGCTACCAGGCCGCGCTGGCGGCGTCGCCATGAAGGGCCAGATCGCCATCGGCGCGGCGGTGCTGGAGGAGGATACCCGCTGGCTGGTGGGGCCGCACGACAAGCGGCGCCTGACGCCACAGCGGGCGGCGCTGCTGGTCGCGCTGCATGCTGCGAAAGGGCGCACCGTGACGCGCGAGCAGCTGCTGAGCGCGATCTGGGACGGCCGCGGCCGGGAGCCGGCGTTCAAGCTGGTGGACATTCTGGTCTGCCACGTGCGGCGCGCGCTGGAATATGTCGGCGCTGGCGATGCGATCGAGACCAACCACGGCGCGGGCTACCGCATGAGGGAAGGGGTCGCGGCGCCGTCTCCGGTGCTGCTGGACAGCCGACGCGCGGGGCTGCTGATCGATGTGCTGAAGGTCGCGGCGCGGGTCGAGCCGGCGCTGGTGCAGGAGTTCCTGCGCGCATGACCACTCTGCCCGATGTCTTTCTGCCCTATCAGCAGGCGCTTTGGCAGGCGATCGACGAACACCGCGTGGTCGCGGTGGAGAAGTCGCGCCGCACCGGGTTTTCCTGGGCGGCCGGCGCGATCGCGGACGGCTATGCGGCGTCCACCCGCGGCGCGGGCGGCATGGACGTGTTCTACATGGGCTACAACCAGGAGATGGGCCGGGAGTTCATCGGCTACGTCGGCGAATGGGCGAAGACGATGCAGCTCGCCGCCGGGGCGATGCAGGAAGAAGTCTTCGTCGATCCCGACCATCCGGAGCGCGACCTGAAGGCGTTCCGGGTGCGCTTCGCTTCCGGCTTTGAAGTGGTGGCATTGCCATCCGTCGCGCGGGCGCTGCGCGGCAAGCAGGGCCTCGTGATCCTGGACGAGGCCGCGTTCATGGACGAGCTGGACGAGGTGCTGAAGGCCGCGCTCGCGCTGCTGATGTGGGGCGGCAAGGTGGTGATCATCTCCACCCACAACGGCGAGACGAACCCGTTCAACCTGCTGGTCAACGACATCCGCGCGGGGCGCAAGCCGTATCACCTGCTGCGGCTGACGTTCGACGAGGCGCTGGCGCAAGGGCTGTATCGGCGCATCTGCTTCACGCGCGGCGAGGCGTGGACGGCGGAGAAAGAAGCTGCCTGGCGCGCGGAGATCATCAGCTTCTACGGCGACGCGGCGGACGAGGAACTGTTCGTCATCCCCAGCCCGACCAGCGGCACCTTCATCCCGGGGCCGCTGATCGAGCTTCGCATGCGCGCGGATGTGCCGGTGCTGCGGCTGGAACGCGACGCCGGGTTCACGCTGCTGCCGGAGATCATGCGGCGCGCCGATATCGCCGACTGGATCGGCGAGCATCTGACGCCGGTGCTGGCGACGCTCGATCCGGAGACGCCGCACGCCTTCGGGTTCGACTTCGCGAGAAAGGGCGATCTGTCGGTGATGATGCCGCTGGCGATCGGCCGCGACATGGTGCGGCGCACGCCGTTCGTCCTCGAGCTGCGGAACGTCCCGTTCGGCCAGCAGCGCCAGGTGCTCTGGCATGTGATCGACCGGCTGCCGCGGCTGCGCGCGGGCAAGATGGACGCCGGCGGCAACGGCAGCCAGATCGCCGAGGAAACCATGCAGCACTACGGCGCCGTGATCGAGCCGGTGATGATGACCGAGCCGTGGTATCGCGAGCACATGCCGGCGCTGAAAGCGGCGTTCGAGGACGGCACGATCGAGATCCCGCGCGACCGGGAGACGGGCGACGATTTCCGGACGTTGAAGCTGATCCGCGGCGTGGCGCGCGTGCCGCCGGCGCGGCGTGACGACGAGGGCAAGCGGCGCCACGGGGACGCGGCGATCGCCGGCGTGCTGGCGATCGCGGCCAGCCGGGCGGAGCCGGAGGTCTATGCGTACGAGAGCGCGCAGCCGCGGCGTGAGACCTTCGGCGGTGAGCACGCCTGGCGCGAGCAGGCCGATCCGAACGAAGACGACGAGATGCCGGGTGCCTCCCGCCGCGGGCTGCTGCCGGCGCTGCATGGGGTGCCGTTGCGATGAGCGCGCATGACCTGGTGGCCGAGTTCATCGCCGCGCGCGGCGTGACGCGCGGCCCGGCGGCGGCGGTGCTGGAAACCACCGCGACGATCTCGGCCGAGGATCGCGCGGCGCTGGAAGCGCATGCCGCCGCGCTGGCGGCAAAGGATGCGGGCTACTTCCAGGCGCGCAGCGCGGCGGCGAAACGCGGCTGGCGCGCGCACGGCCTGGCGCGGCGGCAGTTGATCGCCGCGTCCGTGCAGCGGAGGCGTGGCGATGGCGCTTGACCCGGACGATATCGACCGCGTGCGCGCGGCGGTTGGCGACGCCGCTGTCCTGATGCTGCGGGCTTTGGAGAAGGCGCCGATCCGGCCGAGCAGCGCAGACGCGCGGGCGCTGCGGCGGTTGCGGCACAGCGACCCGCTGGGGCTGTCGGACGAAGACCTGGCCACCGTGCGGCTGCTGGCCTGGCGCTATCGCCGCGCGCTGCCGCGCCACCTGGCGCCGCGGCTGCCGCCGGGCGATCCGATCGTGCAGGAAATGGAGGAAGCGGATGGCTGAGGTGCTGGTGGACGATCTGATCGTGCGGTTCCTGGCGGACAATCCGCCGCCCGACAAGAAAGACGCGATCGCGCTGCTGCGGATCTTCGCCGCGGCGCTGCGGTCGCCGCAGGATATGGCCGCTGCGCTGGATCGCGCCGCGGCGCGGCTGGAAGGGGTGACGGGTGCTTGAAATCGCGTGGGCGATCGTGCTGATTGCCGCGGGCGTCCTCGTGGGTCTTTTCTTGGTCGAGGCGTTCTTCGCAACGGTGGTTCTCCCCCGCCGTGGCGGCTACCAGCCGACGCACGATCTTCCGAAGGGGAAGCCGCCGCGCGGCGGCAGCGCCGTGCGCCGGCCGGAGAGGGGACCGCATGTCTGACACCGCCTCCCGCCTGATCGACCAGTTCGGCAACCCGATCCGGCGCGCCGACATCGCGGCGCTGCGCGAGCAGATCGCGGCGCCGGACGCGGCGCAGGGCCGGCCGCCGTTCCAGGGGCACCTCGCGTTCGGGATGAACCCCCAGCGCATGGGGGCGGTGCTGCAAGGCGCGGACAGCGGCAACAGCCTGGACTGGCTGATCCTGGCCGAGGAGATCGAGGAACTGTTCCCGCACTACCTGGCGGTGCTGAGCAAGCGGAAGCGGAACGTCAGCCAGCTGCAGATCACCGTGAAGGCGGCCGACGACAAGGCGGCCGAGGCGGAGAAGCACGCGGAGTTCGTGCGCGCGTGGCTGGCGGAGAAGGTGCTCGCCCGCGCGATGTTCGATATCTGCGACGGGCTGGGCAAAGGCTTCAGCGTGAGCGAGATCGTCTGGCGCACGGAACCGGGTCGCGTGGCGCCGGCGGAGATCATCTACCGGCCGCAGCGGTTCTTCGAGTTCTCCTGGCAGGACGGGAAGACCATCTGGCTGCGGAACGGCGCCGGCTACGCGGACCTGGTGCCGCACAAGTTCCTGGTGCACCGGCACCCGAGCAAGTCCGGCGCGATCATCCGCTCCGGCCTGACGCGCATCGTGGCGTGGCTGTGGATGTTCTCGACCTACACGCTGCGGGACTGGGCGGTGTTCTGCCAGGCCTATGGGCTGCCGATCCGGGTCGGGCGGTATGGGCCGGAGGCGTCCGACAGCGACAAGCGCGTGCTGTGGCGGGCGGTGAGTTCCGTCGCCGGCGACGTGGCGGCGATCATCCCGAAGTCGATGGAGATGGAGTTCGTCGAGACCAAGGGCAGCGAGCACGGCGGGGACCTGTTCCACAAGCGGGCGGACTGGCTGAACTTCGAGGTCTCGAAGCTCGTGCTCGGCTCGACCGCCGCGACCGACGCGGTGAAGGGCAGCTACGGCGCGGCCAAGGCGCACAAGGCGGTGGAAGACGACGTGGAGCGGGCTGACGCGGAGATGCTGGAAACGTCGATCCAGCAGCAGATCGTCGAGCCGATGATCAGCTTCACCTTCGGCCCGCAGGTCGCGTATCCGACCATCACGATCGGGCAGCCCGACCAGGTGCCGCTGAAGGATCTGATCGCGGCGGTGGGCGACCTGGGCAGCCAGGGGCTGAAGGTGAAGGCCAGCGAGATCCTGGACCGGTTGCAGCTGTCGCCGCCGGAGGCGGGGGACGACACGATCGGCGGCACGCCGGCGCCCCCGCCGGCGCCGGTGGTGGCGCGGCTGCCGATCTCGGTGCCGTCCAATCAATCGACCGTGCCGCTCGGCGCGCTGCTGCGCGGGCTGATCACGCGGCACGCGGCGGCCGATCCCGACGTGATGGAGGCGCTGACCAACCGGCTGGCCCGCGACGCCGCCGGCGCGATGGGCGGCATGACCGAGCAGCTGCGCACGGCGTTCCACAGCGCCGAGGATCTGCACGACCTGGCGCGGCGGGTGCACGCGCTGAAGCTGTCGCCCGACGCCTTCGCCGACGCGATGGCGCGCGGCATGGCGCTGGCGCACCTGGTCGGGCAGGCGGCGCTGGTGGAGGAGCTGCGTGCCGACGACGCTTGAAGCGATCGACCTGCCCTTCCAGGAGGCGATCGACTTCTTCCGGCAGAAGGAGCGGATCCCGACCGCGCACTGGACCGATGTCTGGCGGGAAGCGCACTCGCGCGGGTTCATGGTGGCCGGGGCGGCGACGGACGCGCTGATCGCGGATTTCCAGCAGGCGATCGCCAAGGCGCTGGAACAGGGCACGACGCTGGACGAATTCCGCAAGGATTTCGACACGATCGTGGAGCGGCACGGGTGGTCCTACAACGGCACGCCGGGCTGGCGATCGCGGATCATCTACGAGACCAATCTGAACGGCGCCTACTCGGCCGGCCGCTACGCGCAGCTGAACGAGCCCGAGACGCGGGCCGTTTTCCCCTTCTGGACATACATGCACGGCGACAGCGTGCACCCTCGGCCGATGCACCTGGCGTGGAACGGCACCACGCTGCGGGCGGACGATCCGTGGTGGGACAGCCACTACCCGCCGAACGGCTGGCGGTGCAGCTGCTACATCACCGGCACCAGCCGGCGCGGACTGACGCGGATGGGCAAGGACGGTCCCGACACCGCGCCGCCGATCGAGGAGGTGCCGTGGCGCAACCCGCACACCGGGGCGACGCACATGGTGCCGAAAGGGATCGACCCCGGCTTTGACTACAACCCCGGCAAGGCGTGGCAGGACGGCGCGGGGATGCCGCGCACGCCGCCGTTGCGGCCGGTGAACCCACAGGACGCGACGGGCGTGGCGGAGCCGGGGGTGTCCCAGTGGCCGCACGGCGGCGGGGAATGACGGTGCGCGGGTGACGGGCGCGCGGATCAGCTACACGTTCGACGATCGCCAGGCGATGGCGGCGATCGAGCGGCTGACCGCGGTGCGGTTCCAGGTGATGAAGCCGATCGGCCTGGCGCTGGTGCAGGTGGTGCAGGAGCGGTTCCGCGACGAGCGCGACCCGTTCGGGCAGCCCTGGGCGCCGCTGAGCCCGGCCTATGCGGCGGTGAAGCGCGGCAACCACATCCTGACGCGGAGCGGGCTGCTGATGCGGTCGATCACGTATCGGGCCTCGGCCGACGAGGTCGCGGTGGGCAGCAACCGGGTGTACGCGGCGATCCACCAGTTCGGCGGGACGATCGTGCCGAGGAACGCGAAGGCGCTGGTGTTCAAGCTGGGCAGCCGGGTGGTGCGCGCGAAAAGTGTCACGATCCCGCAGCGGCCCTATCTCGGGTTCGGGCCGGCGGATCGGCGCGCCGTGCTTGAGGTGCTGGAAGAGGCGGTCGAGGCGGCGATCGGTGTTTGAGGGGGCCGGGCATGACGAGGATGCGCTTTAAGAGCGATTAAGGGCGTCTAAGAGCCGGGTGCGCCGGAAAAGCGGGGCAGCGGGAGCCTGCCGCGCCTACGGGCTGGATTTCGCGGCTGTGGGGCGGTAGCGTCCTGGGCGCGCCGCCCCCGCACCGCGCCGCTCCCTATCGACCGATAGGGTGTCTGGCCCCCGCGCCCCGCGCGATCCTCGCGGCCATGCTCATCGCCTCTGCTCATACCACGCTTCCGGACGAAGGCGTCCCCGAGTGGGTGCACCTGGTGCCTGCCGGCACGTTCCGGGGCGCGGACGGCCGCGGGCCCTACCGCATGGTCGCGCCGCAGGCGGTGATCGACGCCAGCATGGCCGGCGGCGCGAGACTGCCGATCGACGAGAACCACGCCACTGACCACGCGATGCGGACCGGGCAGCCGAGCCCCGCGCGCGGCTGGATCGATCGGATGGAAGCGCGGCCGGATGGGTTGTGGGGCCACGTGGAGTGGACCGAGCCGGGGCACGCGCTGATGACCGAGCGCGCTTATCGCGGTCTCAGCCCGGTCTTCGCGCACACCCCGGACGGCGTGATCCTGAAGGTGCTGCGCGCGGCGCTGACCAACACACCGAACCTGACCCAGCTCACCGCGCTGCACTCCGTGTTGACCGCCGAGGAGCGCGACCAGATGCCGCCCGAGCTGTTCGCGTGGCCGGCGAAGAAGGAACTGCCGATCCGCGACCCGGCGCATGTCGAGCTGGCGTGGGACATGGTCGATCGCACCGCCGGGATGACCGCGGCGGAACGGCGGGAGGCGCGGTCGCGCATCCTGGCGCGTGCCCGGCAACTCGGGATGGACACGCGCAACTGGCAAACCGCGGCGCATGCCGCTTCACCTGGAGACGACATGGACCCCAAAGCGTTCCGTGCCGCGCTCGGCCTGCCGGAGACGGCAACCGAGGCGGACATCCTGGCGGCCGTGACGGCGCACGCCGCCACCGCCGCGGCGCACGCGACGGCGCTGGGGGCGATCGCCGCCGCCGCCGGCGTGGCCGCGTGGACCACCGAGGCCGAGCTGGTGACGGCGTTGCAGGCGCAGCGCGCCGGCGTCGGCGACGCGGCACAGCTGAGCCAGACGGTGGTCTCGCTCCAGGCGCAGTTGCAGACCTTGCAGGCGGGCGCCGCGAAGGAGCGGGCGATCGCGTTCGTCGATGGCGCGATCCGCGCCGGCAAGCCGATCGTGCCGCTGCGCGACCGCTACATCGCCCGGCACACGACCGACGCGGCGAATGTCGAAGCCGAGGTGAACGCGCTGCCGAGCATCCACGCCGGCGGCATCATCCTGGCAGCGCAGGCCGCGGCTGATCCGGACGAGGATCCGCTGACGGACACCGACATGCACATCGCCCGCCAGATGGGTCTGGACCCGAAGGCGTTCGCCAAGCATCGCCGTGCCCAGCGCATGGCGCGTGAGAGGGAGGCCGCCTGATGGCACTGACCGCAGGATTTCCGGTTGCGCGGCGTGGGACGTCGCGCGGCAACGACTTCGGCTACCCGGTGGCGGCCGGCGAGAAGGTGTTCCGCGGCGGCATCTGCGCCCTGACCGCCGCGGGCGCGATCGTCCGGCCGCAGACCGCCGGCGCGCTGATCCCCGCCGGCGTGGCGGATCGCGACCTGGACAACACGGCGTCCGCCGCGGTCAGCAGCATCGCGGTGGTCCCGCAGCGCGGGTGCTTCGCGCTGACGGTGCCCGGCGCCACGGCGGCCAACATCGGCGCATCCGTCTATGCGACGGACGACGGCACCCTGACGCTGGCCGTGCCAGGTGCCGGCTTCACCGCCGCGATCGGGACCCTGTCGGGGATCGATAACGGCCAGACCTATGTCCTGATGGCGGGGAGCTGATCCGCAATGCCCACCACGATCACGTTTCCGGTTCTGGCGAGCGTCAACGACGCCGTCTCCCTCGCCTATCTCGAAGGCCAGCTGTCGGTCGGCGCCTCGATCTATAAGCGGTTCACGTACGAGGCGCCGAGCACCGGGCGCCAGGAAGTCTATCCGATGTTCGCCGGCCTGCCGGGCCTCCGCGAGTGGATCGGCGACCGCGTGGTGCACTCGCTGAGCCTGTCCACCTTCACGATCGCGAACCGCACGTTCGAAGAGACGATCGCGATCAAGCGCGAGGATCTGGAAGACGATCGGCTGGGGCTGCTGAAACCGGCGGCGCATGAGCTTGGTCTGAACGCCCAGGTGCTCCCCGATCTGCTGATCGCGCAGCTGATGCGGAACGGGCACACCACGCTGACCTACGACAACCAGAACTTCTTCGATGTCGCGCACCCGAACTATACCGACACGGGCGCCCCGACCACCGTGTTCAACTACCAGGCCGGCGCGGGGCCGAGCTGGTATCTGCTGGATGTGAGCCGGCTGTTCCGCGCGTTCATCTACCAGAGCCGGCGCCCGTTCCGGATCATCCCGAAGTTCAGCCTGACCGACCCCAGCGTGTTCTACGACAACGAGTACACCTGGGGCGTCGATGGCCGAGGCAACGCCGGCTACGGGCTGTGGCACTATGCGTATCGCTCGGACGCGGCGCTGACGCAGGCGAACCTCAATACCGCGCGCACGGCGATGGCGACGCTGCGCCGGCCGGACGGATCGCCGATGGGGATCGCGGCGGGCAACGCCACGCTGCTGGTCGTGCCGACGTCGCTCTACAGCACCGCCAAGGGCTACGCCGAGAACGAGTTCGACCCGAACCCGGCCACCGCGGGCACGCTGGTGCCCAACCAGATGCGCGGGCTGGTGCAGGCGGTCGAGAACCAGTGGCTGAACTGACCCTGACGCGCTGACACCCTGACACCCTGGCCGACGCCGGCGAGCCGGCGTCCGCCCGACCGAGGAAGCCATGGCCGAAACCATCGTGATCTTCTGCGCCATCCCCGGACGCCACCGGGGCGGCCTGACCCATCCGGCGGCGGCGCAGTATCCGCTGGGCGCGCTCAGCCGGAAGGCGCTGGAGGAAATCGCCGCCGATCCCGTGCTGCACATCGCGCGCGGGGAGCTGGTGACGACCGCCAATCTGGCGGCGCTGCTGGCCGATAGCGAAGCCGCCGCCAAGGCGCCGACGAAGAAGGCCGAGCGCGCCTGATGGCCTATGCCGTGGTCCAGGACATGATCGACCGGTTCGGCCAGGTGGAGATGATCCGCCTGACGACGCCGGCCGATCAGGACATGGACACGGTGCAGACCGATCCGGTGGAGCGCGCGCTGGAAGACGCCTCGGCGGTGATCGACGGCTACCTGCGCCGGCGCTACCAGGTGCCGCTCGACCTGGTGCCGGCGGAGATCCGGCGTGCCGCCTGCATGCTGGCGCGGTTCGACCTGGCCACCGGCGACAACCGCGAGGCATCGGAGCGGGCGGCCCAGGACCGCAAGGACACCGTGTCCTGGCTGACCCAGATCTCGAAGGGCGAAGTGCTGCTGCCACTGGCGGAAGTCGCGGTGGGCGACCAGAGCTTCGCGCAGGTGCAGACGCGCGGGCCGGTGTTTGGCGCCAACGATTGCACGGTGAGCGTGTTCCCCGGTGACCAGCCGTGAGCGGCGCGCTGCCCGACCTGACGATCGTCTCCCCCGGCCCGTTGCAGCAGACCGGCGCGGCGTTGCAGGCGCGGCTGCGGATGGTGTTCCCCGAGCGGCGCTTCGTGCACGCCTGGATGCCGCCGCGGGTGGGCAAGAGCGACTGGAACCGACTGCTGCGGCGGATGCCGTTCGTCGGCCTCGGCTGGTCGGACGCCGATCCGATCAAGGCCACGCCGCGGCTGTTCACCGGCGCGAGCGGCTGGACCGTGTTCCTGGTGACACAGAACGTCAGCGGCGCGCGCGGGCTGTACTATGGCGACGCGCAGGGGCCGGGGCTGTTCGACATGGTCCATGCGGCGATCGCGATCCTGCATGGGCACACGATCGCCGGCGTCGGGACGGTGAACGTCCGCAAGGCCGGCAACGCCTTCGCGGAGAACTGGGACGGCGACGACACCGCGATGGCGGCGATCGACCTGGACGTCGGCATGACGCTGGCGCTGGCCGACGCGGTGAGCGGTGTGCCGGAGACGGTGCTGAGCACCATCGGGATCGAGTGGAGCTGGGGCGATCCGATCCAGATCGAGCAGACCGACACGATTTCAACAGGAGCGATCCCGTGAGCCGAGTTTTCGTGAAGCCGGCCGGCGCAGACCGGAAGGTGATGATGCCGGGCCGGGTGATCCGCTTCGTGCCCGACGCGGGCGTGGAGATGGAGCTGACCCGCTACGTCCAGCGCGCGATCGACCGCGGCGACCTGGTGGAGGGAGCGCCAGCCGCCCCGGCCGCCGCGCCCGCAGCCAAGAAGGAGTAGCCGATGTCCGGCACGCTGAGCCCGCCGCCGGCGGGCGTGACGATCCCGTTCCGGGAGATCCCGGCGAACTGGCAGGTTCCCGGCTCCTATGCCGAGATCCAGCCGAGCTACGGCAACCTGGGCGTGCTGGCGTGGCCGGCGCGCGTGCTGATCATCGGCCAGGCGCTGGCCGGCGCGACGGGGCCGATGGGCGTCCGCACACAGGTGACGCGGCTCGCGGAGGCTACCGCCTGGTGGGGCGCGGGGTCGATGGTGGAGGGGATGGTTGCGGCGTTCATCGCCGCGAACCCCTATGTGCCGCTCGACGTGATCGCGGTTGCGGACGCCGCCGGCGCGACGAAGGCAAGCGGCACTTTCACGGTCGGGGGCGCCTGGACCCAGGGCGGCACGCTGGCGCTGTATGTCGCCGGGGTGCGCGTGCAGGTAGGCGTCGGTCCGACCGATACGCCGACGGTCGTGGCGACGAACGCCGCGGCGGCGATCGCCGACGTGCTGCCGGGCGCGCTGGCGCTGCCGGTGACGGCGACGGCCGCGCTCGGCGTGCTGACGGTGACCGCCCGCAACGGCGGGATCGAGGGCAACAACATCCTGCTGGAGGTCTCGGCCGAGAACGGCGACAGCCTGCCGCCCGGCATGACCGTGGCCGTGGCGCCGATGGCCGGGGGCGCGACCAACCCGCTGATCGGCCCGGTGATCAACGCGATCACGGGCATCTGGTACACCGACATCGTGATGCCCTGGCAGGACACCGCGAACGTGTCCGCGCTGGCCGCCGAGCTCGCCAACCGCTACGGCGCGATGGAGGTGGAGGACGGCCACGCCTACATCACCTTCACCGGCACGCTGGCGCAGGCGCAGGCCGCAGCCGTGCTGGCGAACTGCAAGTTCATGTCCGCGATCACGGTGACGAGCCCGCCGTCGCCGCCCTGGGCGATCTCCGCCAGTCTGGCCGGCGTCGCGAGCTTCCAGCTGACGAACGATCCGGCGCGGCAGCTGGGCGGCCTGGTGCTGCCCGGTATCGTCGGGCCGCGCGGGGCGAACCGGCTGACCGCCGACGAGATGAACCTGGCGCTGCTGGGCGGCCTGTCGCCGGTGAATGTGCTGCCCGACGGTTCGGTGGTGCTGACCCGGGTGGTCACCGCCTACCTGACCAATGCCGAGGGCGTGGCTGATCCGGCCTGGCACGAGATCATGACGCCGAAGGTCAACAGCCGGGTCCGCTACGACTGGAACGCCTATCGGAAGCTGGTCTATCCGTCGAACAAGCTGGCCGATGCCGGCTCGATCGCAGCGGAATACGACAGCACGGTGGCGACGACGAAGCGCCTGGCCGGGTCCTGGGCGGCGCGCTACCGCGTGTACGAGCAGAACGGCTGGATCGAGAACAGCGCGCTGGCGACACAGGCGGTGTTCGTGCGCAACGCCAGCGACCCGAACCGGGTGGACATGACGCTGCCGATGCAGATCATCGGCAACCTGATGGTCACCGCGGCCGTGATCCAGTTCCAGCTTTAGGAGTAGCCTATGGCCGCGCAGACGCTTGGCATCATCGACCTGTTCTGGGGCGGGCAGAAGATCCCCATCGAGACCGGCGGGAAGGTCACGCTCGGCGGCCTGCGCAACAAGCCGGTGGTGGTCGGGCGCCAGGTGCGGCGCGCGCAGGAGATGCTGCAATCCGAAGTGAGCGTGACCAGCATCGTCGAGGCCGGCGTGAGCGTGCTGCAGTTGCTGGGCACCGCGGCGGCGGAAATGCAGGTGCACTGCGACACCGGCCAGGTGTTCACCTGGGAAGAAGCCTTCATCGAAGGCGCGCCGGGGTTCACCGGCGGTGAGGGCGGCAAGCTGGAGATTAAGCTGGTCGCCGGCGAGCCGCAGGAACTGGTGAGCCCGTGAGCGAGCTGCACATCGATCTGAGCGGCGGCCAGACGGCAAATGGTGGGGGCGCTTCGGCGCCCGCGCTGTCCGCGGACCGCGCGGCGCCGGAACTGCCGCTGCTCGATCTGCCGGCCGGCGCCGAGCAGCTGCCGAACGGCGACGTCTGCCTGACGCTGGACTATCCGGTGACGATCGCCGTGCGCGGCAAGGAAGACGACGGCGAGACGATCACGGCGCTGACGCTGCGCCGGCTGGCCGGGGTGGACCTGCGGCGCATCACCGATGCCTCCGCCGCGCGCGGGCCGGCGATCGCGCTGGCGGCGGCGAGCGGGCTGACGCAGGCGCGGATGGCGCTGGTGCTGTCGCGGATGGACGCGTCGGACGTGAACGCCGCCAACATGGTGGTGGGCGCGCTGCTGGATATCGGCGAGGGGCTGCCGGAGCGCGCGCGCGAGGACGGCCGCGAGGTGGTGCTGCCGCTGCTGTTCCCGGTGGGCGAGCGCGACGAGATCCGCTTCCGGCGGCTGAACGGCGCGGATCTGCAAGCGATCGCGGCCGGCAAGGACACGCTGACGCACGCGTTGGGGCGCGCGGCCGGGATGTCGCCGGTGGAGGCGCGGGAGTTGTTCGACGCGCTGGACGGCGCCGACGCGATGGGGGTCAGCCGCGTCGTCGGTTTTTTGTCCGGGAGTGGCCGGACGAGTGGCCGCTGATCCTGGCGGCGATCGGCGCGCACTACCACTGGCCGCGCGCTGAGCTGGAGGGACTGACGGCGCGCGAGGCCGGGTTCTGGGTGGACGCGGCGGCGCAGTTCAACAAGGCGCAGCGAGAGGCGGCTGAACGGCAATGAGCGATCTTCGCGCCGCCCTGATCCTGACCTTCGAGGACAAGGTCACTGCCGGGCTGCGGCGGCTGAAGGAGCAGCTTGACGGGCTGAAGCGCGTCGGTCGCGATCTGAGCATGGGCGGGTTGAAGGCCGCGACCAATCACGCGACGGGGTTCGGCCGCGCGTTGCAGGCGATCGGGGGCGCAGCGCGGACGGCGGCCGGTCACCTGAAGGGGATGCTCAAGCAGGCCGAGAAACTGGGTAAATCGGTCGGCCCGATCGGCGCGCTGGTGGGGTTCGGCACGCTCAAGGCCACCAGCCAGGCCTATGCGGATTACGACGCGATCCTGCGGCAGATCGCGATCGTGGAGGGCCGCAGCGGCGGCGGCCAAGCGGCGCGGCTGTCGGGGCGGCTGGGCGGCCGGTTCGACGCGCTGGCGCTGCGAACGGGACAATCCAGCACCGACATCGCCGAAGCCTACAAGTGGATCATCACCACGCACCCCGGCGTGACGGCCGACGCCGCGCGGGCGATGGCCAACCAGATGATCGGCGCGCTGGCGACCGCCGCGACCGCCTACCACCTGAATGTGACCGACCTGCAGAACGTGCCGTTCGCCCTGCAATCCGGCTTCGGGTTGAAGGGCAGCCAGATGGAGAGCGGCCTGGCCATCCTGCACCGCGCGGCGATGCAGGCGCATTTCACGATGGGCGCGTTCGACCAGGAGCTTGCCGGTCTGGCCGCGCAGTTCGGCAGCCTGGGCGTGACCGGATTGGCGGGGCTGCGGTCGGTCGCGGCGATGCTGGAGACGGTGGTGAAGGTGGTGCCGTCGGCGACGCCGAGCATGGCGGGGACGGATCTCGGCGATCTGCTGAGCTATGTCACCGGCCCCATGGGCCAGGCGCGGATGGCGATGACGAGCCGGGGCTTCTCCGGGAAGATGTACGCACAGACGCGGGCATTGCTGGCGCGGGCCGGCATCACGCACGGGTTCAATGCCTCGGCGATCATCCATGCGGGTGCACTGACGGGGGTCGATCCGGTGGACGCGATCCTGAATTATCTGCACGCGAGGCTGAAGGCGATCCCGAAGAACATCACGGGGCAGGACCGGAAGACCTTGCAGGGCGAGGTCATCAACGCGCTGATCAGCAACCACCAGGCCGCGCAGGCGGCGCGCGCGATCCTGCTGCACTGGGACGAGTATCACCGGACGCAGAAGGCAGTCGGCGGCGCCGGGAAGGCAACGCTCGATCGCAACTTCATCACCATGCACAACAGCCCGCTGATGCAGATGCAGATCATGGCGGAGGGCGTGCGCCAGGTCGGGCGCGCGCTGGGCGCGGGGTTCGTGCCGGTACTCCGGGCGGTGAACTTCGGGCTGCTCGGCCTGGTGCATTTCCTGCACCTGGCGAACACGCATTTCCCGACGGCCACGAAGTGGGTCCTGGGGCTGACGGGCGCCGGCATCGCGCTGGTCAGCGTGCTGGGCGTGCTGGGCTTCGTCGCGCCGGCGATCGCGGCCGGGTTCGGGCTGCTCAGCGCGCCGATCCTGATCGCGGCAGCCGCGATCGGTGGCGCGGCCTATGAGATCTACGAGCACTGGCAACTGGTGGAGAAGCTGTTCAAGAAC